GAAAAAGGTACTATTGGTATGTCAGGATTGTTTATTCCTGAGCAATGGTCAATGCCTCCCTATATTGATGACTTTGGTAACTCTCTTGTAACTGAAGCTTTAGAAGCTTTAGATAGACAGTTTGAGCAATGGAAGAAAGAACTTAATCCAGAAGACTATCAGTTAAGGATATCTCAGCATCCTAGAAATATTAGAGAAGCATTTGCACATAGATCTGTATCTGTGTTTCCTACTCACTTAGTTGCTGCACAGCAAAGAAGAATTGAAGAGAAAGAATATGGCTATGAGTTCTTAGATATCTTTACTGATGAGAACGGTAAAGTTGCAGTTAAGTCTACAGATAAACAACCTATTAAAGAATTTCCGGTATCTAAAAAACTGGAAGATAAAACTGGAGTACTTGTTGTATGGGAAAGACCAATTGCTGACCCTACATTTGGTCAATACTATGCATCTATTGACCCCGTGTCTGAAGGTAAAACTACAACATCAGAATCACTCTGTTCTATTTATATTATGAAAGCTCCTGTAGAAGTAACTAAAGTTACTATGGGAGAAACAGAAACATACATAGAACCAGATAAAATTGTGGCTGCTTGGTGTGGTAGATTTGATGATATTAATAAAACTCACCAGAGACTAGAGCTAATTATAGAATGGTATAATGCCTGGACAGTAATAGAGAATAACATCTCACTATTTATTCAGTACATGATATCAAGAAAGAAACAAAGATATCTAGTGCCTAAGAGTCAGATTATGTTCTTGAAAGATCTTGGTGCAAATGCTAACGTGTTCCAGGAGTATGGTTGGAAAAACACTGGTACATTATTTAAAGCACACTTATTAAGTTATGCTATTGAATACTGTAAAGAAGAACTAGATGTAGAAACTAAAACAGATGGTACTGTAGTTAGAACTAAATATGGTATAGAAAGAATACCAGATCCTATGTTACTTAAAGAAATGCAAGAATATGCAGATGGTGTCAACGTGGATAGACTTGTATCATTTGCAGCACTAGTTGCTTTCATGAGAATACAGCAAGCTAATAGAGGTTATTCTAAGAGAGTCATCATGGATGATGCTTCTAAAAACTTGCAAAAGTCAGAAAATTTGTTTAAATTAAATAGAAGCCCGTTCCGTCATATGGGGCAGGGTAGATCATCATTGGGTGGAGGTTTACAGAAATCTGCATTTAAAAATATTAAATAAAGGATATGCAAATATATAATGCCCTTCAGTTAAAAAAAGGAGCCAAAGCTGAATATAATAAGATAGGTACTATTACCCAGCCTTTGCAATTTATTCCTAGTAAGGAAAAGGATGATGAGTGGGCTGCATGGAATTTAGATTGGCTAGAGTGGCAAGGACTAAAACAGATCCGTAAGAATGCCCGTAGACTAATGAAGAACTACAAACTTGCCAAAGGTATTATTGATAGATCTGATTACATAGTAGAAACAAATAATGAGTATAGAGATATAGTAGAAACATTAGTTCAAGATGACATTTCTGCATTAGAACTAAAGTTTTATCCTATTATTCCAAATGTTATTAATGTTCTTGTAGCTGAATTTGCTAAGAGATCAACTAAACTTACATATAGAGCAGTAGATGAGTATTCATACAATGAGTTATTAGAACAAAAAAGAGCAGCAATTGAAGATGTATTACTTCAAAATGCAGCAGTAAAAATACAAGCACAACTTCTTGCTAATGGTTTAGATCCTAATTCTGAAGAAGCACAACAACAGTTATCTACAGAAAATCTTAAGACTCTTCCAGAAATTGAATCCTACTTCAAAAAAGATTACAGATCTATGATTGAAGAATGGGCTACACATCAACATAAAGTAGATGTGGAAAGATTTAAGATGGATGAGTTAGAAGAAAGAGCATTTAGAGATTCACTTATTACAGATAGAGAGTTCTGGCATTTCCATATGATGGAGGATGACTACCAAGTAGAATTGTGGAATCCAGTAATTTGTTTTTATCATAAGTCTCCAGATGCTAGATACATTTCTCAAGCAAACTGGGTTGGTAAAACAGACATGCTTACAGCAGCAGATGTTATTGATAAGTATGGTTACTTAATGAATGAAGAACAGTTAGCTGCATTAGAAGCAATCTATCCAATTAGAGCTGCTGGTTATACAGTTGGTGGATATCAAAATGATGGTACATTCTATGATGCTACTAAATCTCATGACTGGAATGTCAATATGCCATCATTAGGTTATAGACAATACACATCTGCTATGGCAGGATCTGTATATGATGGTGGTGATATTGTACAACAAATTCTTTCTGAAGGTGAAGACTATGTAAATAATGGTGTTGCATATCTTTTAAGAGTAACAACATGTTACTGGAAGTCACAAAGAAAAGTAGGACATCTTACTAAGATTGAAGAAAGTGGTGAAGTTATTACTGAGATTGTAGATGAACACTATAAAGTAAGTGTTAAACCACAATATGATACAAGACTCTTTAAAAATAAAACAAAAGAGACTGTTATTTATGGTGAGCATGTAGACTGGATCTGGATCAATGAGGTATGGGGTGGTGTAAAAATTGGACCTAACATTCCAAGTTACTGGGGTATGAATAATCCAGGTGGATTAACTCCAATGTACATTGGTGTAAATAAACAAAAAATTGGACCACTTAAGTTTCAGTTTAAAGGTGATTCAAGTCTTTATGGTTGTAAACTTCCAGTAGAAGGTGCTGTATTTTCAGATAGAAATACTAAGTCTACCGCACTACTTGACTTAATGAAGCCATATCAGATTGGATACAATATTGTAAACAATCAGATTGCAGACATCTTAGTAGATGAACTTGGTACTATTATTATGCTTGACCAAAATACATTACCTAAACATTCACTTGGTGAAGACTGGGGTAAAGGTAATTATGCTAAAGCATATATGGCAATGAAGAATTTCCAAATGCTTCCTCTTGATACATCTATTACAAACACAGAGAATGCATTAAACTTTCAGCATTTCCAAAAACTTGACCTTGAGCAAACAAACAGACTTATGTCAAGGATTAACCTTGCTAACTACTTTAAACAACAAGCATATGAAGTGATTGGTGTTAACCCACAAAGAATGGGACAACAGATTTCACAACAAACTGCTACCGGAGTAGAACAAGCAGTTAATGCATCATATGCACAGACAGAGGTATTCTTTATCCAACACTGTGACTATTTAATGCCTAGAGTACACCAAATGCGTACAGACTTAGCTCAGTATTATCATTCAACCAATCCTTCTGTTAGACTATCTTATATTACAACAGCAGATGAAAGTGTAAACTTCCAAATGAATGGTACAGATCTTTTAATGAGAGATCTAAATATTTTTGCTACTACTACTGCAAACCATAGAGCTATTCTTGAGCAATTAAAACAAATGGCTCTTCAAAATAATACTACCGGAGCTTCTATCTATGATCTTGGTAAAGTGGTACAATCTGACTCTATTGCACAACTTAATAATGCATTAAAATCATCTGAGCAAAAACAACAGCAGATGAAACAACAAGAGATGCAACAGCAACAGCAAATGCAAGAACAACAAATTCAGGCTCAACAACAAATGGAGCAAATGAAGATTGATGCTCAAATGGCTGAGAAAGAAAAAGATAGACAAAGAGATATCTTAGTTGCAGAAATTAGAGCAGCTGGTTATGGTTCTATGTCAGATGTTAATCAAAACATGATGTCAGACTATAGAGATGCTATGACAGAGATTAAACAAACTGAACAGTATAAAGAACAGACTCAACTTCAGAGAGAAAAAGAGACTAATAGAAATGTTCAACAAGATAAAAAGAATCAGATTGAACGTGAAAAACTACAAGTTCAAAGAGAAATAGCAGATAAACAATTAGAAATTGCCAGAGAAAATAAGAATAAATATGATGGTAAAAATAATAATCAACAGTAAGTAGCTATATAAGGCAATTTTTTTACATGCATTATTTTAAATTTCAAAAGTTTATTACTATATTATTCTATAACTAAAACCAACAAAAAATGGAAGAAACCAACAAACCATTTGAGGAAACTCAGGTACAAGACTCTACAACGGTAGGTCAAGTAGATGTAAACATTGATGAGTTATTTGGAATGCCTGGCGCAGAAAGTGTAATGCTACCAGAAGACCAAGAAACTGAAAAGACTAAATCTGTATTCTCTAAGGAAACAGTAGACATGTCGTTCTTTGACAAGACTGATGACAAAAAAGAAGATACACCAGAAAAGAAAGCTGAGGTAGAAGAAACCATTAATGAACTTAATGATCTTATTACTCAAGAAGAAGAAACTGGTAACAAGGGAAGACCAAAAGTAGATAAGTCTGGTCTTTCTGAGTTAGCATTAAAAATGATTGAAGAAGGTACACTTATTCCTTTTGATGATGATAAACCATTAGAAGAATATACTACCAAAGATTTCAGAGAATTATTTGAAGCTAACTTTCAAGAAAGAGAAAATAAAATTAGACAAGATACCCCAAGAGAATTCTTTGAAGCATTACCAGAAGAACTTCAATATGCAGCTAAATATGTAGCTGACGGTGGACAAGATCTTAAGGGTTTATTCAGAACACTTGCACAGGTAGAAGAAATCAGACAACTTGATCCAACTGATGAATATGATCAAGCAGAAATTGCAAGACAATATCTACATGCTACAAGATTTGGAACTGCTGAAGAAATTGAAGCAGAAATTGAAGATTGGGCTGATATGGGTAAACTAGAGCAGAAAGCTAATCAGTTTAAACCAAAGTTAGATAAAATGCAGGAATCTGTAATTGCACAACAACTTGCTGCTCAAGAACAGAAGAAGCATCAACAAGCAGAAGCTGCTAAAATATATACAGATAGTGTTTATAATACTCTTTCTATTGGTGAATTGAGTGGTGTAAAACTTGATAAAAAAATTCAAAGTTTACTTTACTCAGGATTAGTTCAACCCAATTACCCATCTATTTCTGGTAAGCCTACTAACTTATTAGGACATCTTCTAGAAAAGTATCAGTTTGTAGAACCAAGACATGACCTTATTGCTGAAGCTCTTTGGTTGCTTGCAGACCCGGATGGTTATAAAACTAGAATTAAAGACCAAGGTGGTAAAGCAGCTATTGAAAAAACAGTAAGGCAGCTTAAAACTGAAGAAGCAAGAAAAATTACTTCTTCACATATGGAGGAACAAGAACAGAAGAGAACACCTTCTAGTAAACCTCAAAGAACACTCTCTAGACCAAATAACTTGTTCAAGAGATTTTAATTAGTAACAATTTAAATTAATATATACAATGGCAACTCCAGTAATGAACAATGGTATATTCCTCAGGGATACCGCTTACAATGCAAGTTCCCATGTGGATTCTTACCACTTGGTGAATATGCTGAAAGATGCAGAGCCAATGGACCTTGGTCCAGTGGATCTATGGGCTATGGCTCAAAAAGTTGAAATGCCTCTTTATCAGATGTCTTCATTTGGTGGCAAAAATGTTATCATGGTAGATAACGCACGTGGGGAATACAGATGGCAAACACCTGTTTCTATTGACCTTCCTTACATTGTAGAAGATGTTGAACCAAACAATGAGTTCAAAGGTGTTGATGGTACTACATTCCGTATCAAACTCAACAAAAGAGAATTTGGTCATGGTGACATCATTACTTATGACAAATACAACGGTGTTGAGATGTACATTACTCAGGAAGACATTCTTCCATTAGGTGATGGTTATATCTATACAGTTCAGTTGGTAAACAATGACAACTATAAGTTCATTGAAAACAGATACCTTGCTAACGGTACTAAAGTATTCCGTAAAGGTTCTGCAAGAGGTGAGTATGGTGAAAGATTCTCTGACATCATCACTAATGCAGGTTTCCGTGAATTCTACAACTACGTAGGTGGTGCAGAAGCTCACGTACACTACTCTATCTCTAGCCGTGCTGATTTGATGATCAAAGGTGGAATGAATGCAGATGGTACAGTTCCTGTAACTGAGATCTGGAGATCATTTGACAAAACTATGGATCCATCAATTACTTCTTTGGAAGACATGGTTAAAGTAATGGGTAAAGACTCTGTTAAAAAAGCATTTGACAACGGTAACTTGTCACGTACTTTCTTAACTAACATGGAAGCTGCTCACTTGTCAAAAATTGCAATTGACATTGAGACTTACTTAATGTGGGGACATGGTGGTAGAGTTCGTCAAGATGGTCCAGATGATGTTAGATTGTCTGTGGGTCTTTGGAAGCAGTTGGATAACTCATTCAAAAGAGTATACAACAAAAATAACTTCACACTTGACTTGTTCCGTTCTGAGATCTACAACTTCTTC